CTCCTGTCCCCCGCTTCCAGTTCCCCCATTTAAGGGAAAGGACCACCCCGGAGCTCTGTTCAAGGGGCGACTTGGAAGGTGGGTCCAACTGATGGTAAAAAGAGCCAATCCGGAATGGCGCTACGAATTCCTCGCCTCGATCAAACAATCGAAGAAAGGAATGCCGCGCGACACCCGAAGAGAAACTCTCCGCCTACAGGAGGACCTAACCGTTACCAAGCTCACCACCGAACCCGAAGAGCGGAAGAAGGAATATCTGACCATTGTCCCTTGGTCGGAGTGGGAGGACTATCCCCTTAACGTAGAACTGGAACTGAACAAGCGGACCTGGTCTGACCAGATTCGCCGCACAGTCAAAGAACTATTTGAAGGGAAGCCTCTCACCACCGAACAGAGGGTAATGGCCTTTTTTCCAAGTACCAGTGCCAACTACATAATGAACCGGAAGAATGCGGGTGCTGTAGGAGCAATCCTAGAGCACCCCAGTCTAATGACGGGACTTAGAGTTAAAGGAGGGTACTTACACGAGACCAAGACAAATTCGAGAGGAGATGAAGAGGAGGAAATTGAGAATGAGCAGTGGAATAAGAAAGGTTTACAGTTCACACCCGGGTACGATCGCGCTTTCACAACCCTCTGGACGAGGATTATGTCGGCGGCGGCCCAAGAGGAACCCCGTGCAGAGCCAGTGGCGCTGCCTGAGCCCCTCAAGTACCGAGTGATTACGAAGGGACCTCCTTTCATTCAAACCACACTCCGCGCCTTGTGGAAACACATGCACACAGTAGTCAAGAAACACCCGGCGTTCCATCTGATCGGAAACCCAGTCGACGAGATCTATATCTCTGATCGAATGGGCAACAATCTGACGGAAGGACAGGCGTACTTGAGCGGCGATTACGCCGATGCGACAAACGGACTCTTAAGCTGGGCAAGTGAAGAAGCTGCTGATGAAATTAGCAACCAACTAAACCTGTACCCAGTGGAGAGGAGACTTTTCAAAACGAGTCTCACCGGTCACATACTGCGAGGCAAACAACAAAGGCGTGGACAGCTCATGGGGAGTATCACTAGTTTCGTAGTTCTATGTATCATAAACGCAGCCGCATGCCGTTGGGCATCAGAGGTCGATCAAAGGAGGTTATTCACCCTCAAAGACAGCCCAATAATGATCAACGGAGACGATTGCGCAATACGATGCACAGAAAGGGGACGACACGCTTGGCAGAAAATAACTGCTTTCGTGGGACTCGAGGAATCTGTTGGGAAAACATACTTAACGAGGAAATTTGTTGAGATCAACTCAACTCAATTCCGACGTGCAGACGCCGACCCACAGACTCTCATACTCGAGAAGACGGAGATGATCCGTAATCCCGTCAAATACGACGGGGCCCCAAAAACCGTAAAAATAACAAGAACGGTCAAACGTGTAATCCCCTTCCGGATGACGAAGTACGTGAACGTAGGGCTAATGTTCGGCCTCAAACGTTCAGGTCTTGGGGTTGGTCTCAACGACCAAGATGATCCCAGACAAAACCTCGGCACCCGGTACCGGGAATTTATGCGAATACTCCCTAACTCAATGAGGGAAGTAGCACATCGCGCATTTATCAATCACCACAGGGAACTTCTCAACGCAACCCGCCTGCCCTGGTTTGTACCAGAGTGGATCGGGGGAGTCGGACTAATAGGCTGGAAGGAACCAAGCGAAATGGATCTACGTATTGCACGTATGATCACACTTAACTGGAAAACCAAACGGCCGATCAGTCTTGCTCACCAGGAATCAAACTGGAAAACCTGGCAGGAAGCGTCAAAGAGAGTTCCGAGCCCCTATGTGGTGCAGGAGAAGAACTCAGGGGTAGAATTGTATACAAGAGCAGTAGCATCGGAATGCATAAATCTACTCTTTGATGACAATATAACCCTTGAGAAACTGTTTCAAGTTGTAACTGAGACACGAACAGCAGGTGCAATCAAGCACAACGCAAGACTA